AATGTATTTAAGTGGCTAGAAGAATGCTTCGAGATAGTCAGCTAAACTGAAATTTAAGAAAGAAGGTAATGCATGGATTTTTATAACTGTCCTTATGTTGTAGTTATCCCATTTCGTAGCGGGAACGAGTATGACGAGGATTATAGGTGTGGGGCAACAGGTAAGAGTTGCCAATGTTGTCAGTGCAAATTAACACCAGTAGAATGCGAACAGTTATTCAGAAACAGGAAATTAACATTTGGAGGTGAAATGAATAATGAATGAGGAACCGCTTACTCAGCATGAATTACAAGAAATGGCTGGAAAACCTGTATACTGCCCGGAAATTGAATCATACGGAATTGTAAAGTGCGAAACTATAGGAACATGGGCAGGTGTGCCATTTTTGGTCGGAGTTTGGCATTGTGATAGCGTTGCAGTGAATTTTGAATACAACATTGCAGATAGAAAATTGAAATGTTATAGAATCAATGAAAATTACGGATTTAGTGGCGGTGTGCGGTACACAGGGCCAGGTTCGATTCCTGGGCAGTCTGCGGACTGTAACCATGGTGGAAAGTAAGAGGGTGCCGGTTCGACTCCGGCCGCCGCCAACTTAATATTCCTAGGAACCGGAGGAGAAAGTAGATATGAATGTAAAAATATATATACGGAATTTTGATGGGACATGGGACTTGGAAAAAGAATTTGATGAAAAGGTGATTTCCATTACGGTTGCAAATGGAAACTATGTTTTGGTGTTAGAACAGGAAGATTATTTTGGTAAGCTTGTCTTTTTGTATGATATGAGCAAATACAAAATCGAGGCTCTTCCACAGTAAAACTGACATTTAGGAGAAATGAACAATGGTAAAAATCCAAAAATGTAAAAGACATGGAGTCTGTAATGATTGCGGTAAACAGCAGTCAAATGATGCGGAAATCTGGGAAATCAAAGCATCGACAACTGGGCATGGGTGGACAACAATAATGCTTTGCAGAGACTGTATGTTGTCATTACATACGGCAATAGCGGCCGCTCAGATAAACTGATATTTGTGATACGAAGGGAGGTACCTGATTGAGAAAGAAAGCAGACAGTAAGCAGGCCAAGGTCAGCCGTATCGACCGCAGCAAGGCGCTGGCCGCCCAGGCTGACGAGGCCATCAAGGAGCGCATCCGGACGGCTCCGGCCTACATGTATACCAGCCTGTGTCCGGTCCCGGAGCTGCGCCGGCCGCCGAAGGGAGTGATACGGTATTATGAGACAGTGCTACATAGACAACGGGCGCCGCGGGTGTGACGGCCAGCGCAACAACAAGGGCAGGATAAGGTACGGGTGCTGGGCGTGTCCGTGGCTGGACGTGGGAGGAGGTGATGCCGGTGGACAAGGAAATACTGGTTGTGTTTGCAGATGCCAGAGCCAGAATAAAATTGGTACGGGAACAGACAGAGAAGAAACGCCGCAGGCTTGAGAAGCTGGAGCAGAAGGGAGTACGGGTATCGGATTCCGTGTCCTGTGGAAAAAGGGGAAAGAAACCACTGGGGACGGTGAAGATTACTGGATATCCGCTACCAGAGCATGATAGGGCTAAGCATGAATACGAAAAGCAGTACAGTAATTTGATGCAGGAGGAGCAGGAACTTCTGGAGTTGCAGACACGGGTTGAGGAGTACATAGCCAGTTTAAAAGACATTGAGATTCGGAACATCATGACGTTGTATTACGTGGAAGATATGACATGGGTGCAGGTTGCGCATGGTATGAATCGGCTGTATCAAGGCAAGAGAAGGTACTATACAGCAGATAGCTGTCGAGGAAAACATGATTATTATTTAAAAAACTTTTAGTTTCACGGTTTTCACGGTTTTAATGTGGTAATATTTAAACTGGAAGTGGTGTAAAGGCCATTTCCTCCTCCCAAGGATATTTGCCAGGAGCCCCCCCCCCACATCCTGGCACTGATGCGAGGTAGAGCAGCCTGGCAGCTCAATGGCCTCATAAGCCATAGGTCGGCGGTTCAAATCCGTCCCTCGCTATTCGGACAGATACATTTGACATTGTAAATTCCTTCCTGGGACCTCAGGCCGTCACAAGCCTGGGGTTCTTTTCTTTGCTTAATACAAGGAGGTGAGCCTGATTGACGAAGAAACAGAAGCGATTTTGTGAGGAATACTTGATTGACCTGAATGCCACTCAGGCCGCCATCCGTGCTGGATACAGTCCTGATACAGCGAAAGCCATTGGATGTGAAAACTTGACGAAACCTGACATCCGCGCGCATATTGACCTGGTTATGGCAGAGCGTTCCAGGCGTACAGGCGTCAATGCGGACCGTGTGATTCAGGAGCTGGCGAAGATAGCCTTCGTGAATGCGACAGATGTGATTGACCCTAAAACGGCCACAGTCAAAGAGAATGCGTTACCAGAGGACACGGCGGCCATCCAGTCTGTCAAAGTCAAGACCTTTGGCGAGGACGGTCTGGAACGGGAAATCAAGATGGCTGACAAGCTAAAGGCCCTGGAGATGCTGGGCCGGCACCTGGGAATGTTCAAGGATAAGCTGGAGTTGTCCGGCGGCTTGGATACTGAAAAGACCAAGCTTGATGACCTGCTCCAGCAGATGCGTGGCGGTGGGTAATGAGCGCGGGTAGATGGAGGATAACATCTATGAAAGAATTTAGAACGATAAAGGGATTTGAACGATACTCCGTGAGCAAGGATGGAACGGTCATTAACAATATGAGCGGAGTAGTTCTTAGCCAGAGAGAAGCTACGAATGGATATATGCGTGTAAATCTGCGGAAAGGTGATGAACCGTATGAAAAGCCTAAAACACGGGCTATTCACAGATTGGTCGCTGAGGCTTTTATACCTGTTGTTCACGGTAAGGATTATGTTAATCACATTGATGGAAACAAACACAATAACGATGTGAGTAATTTGGAATGGTGCACCGCAAGTGAAAATATTTCTCATGCAATAAAAAATGGACTGTTATGTCCTGACTATCAGAAAATGCACAGACTTGCATATGAGAAAAACAGGAAGTCGCACCAAACGCCAGAATATCGAAGAAAAATGCAAAAAATAAATGCAGAATTAGGATTGACAAAAGAAGTATTGCAAATAGATAAAGACGGACAAATTCTAAACAGGTTTAAAAACTGTTATGAAGCTGCCCGTTTTTTATTTGGAGAAAATACAAATAAAGACAGGCTTATCAGCAGATGCGCCAGAGGAAAATGTAATAGCGCTTATGGTTTTAGATGGGCTTATGTGGGAGGTGGTTTTACCTCATGAGTTCTGAACGATTATTATTGTCAAAAAAGTATAAGGCGTTCCTACAGTGTAACGCGCCGGTGGAATTTCTTGAGGGAACCTAACCACGGCGGCCGGCAAGACCACGGTGGGGTTATTCAAATTCATGTTAAAAGTAGCGGAATCGCCCAAAAAGCTGCACATCCTGGCTGCGGATGATACAGGCGCCGCTGAAAAGAACATCATCCAGAAGGACCTGGGCATCCTGGATGACTTCGGCGTACTGGTGGAGTACAAGGGCAACGGCGGTGGTGGATATAACATGCCTCACATCCTCTTCCACACATCCGGCGGCGATAAGATTATCTTTGTTGTCGGCTACGGCAACAAGCGCAAGTGGAAGGATGCACTGGGCGGCCAGTACGGATGCTTGTACATTGATGAGATTAACACGGCAGACATTGAGTTTGTGCGTGAGGCCGCCATGAGAAGCGATTACCTGATGGCCACGCTCAACCCGGATGACCCGGGCCTGGATGTGTATAAGGAGTATATCAACTGTTCCAGGCCACTGCCTGAGTGGGAAGATGAAACACCAAAAGAGATAATGGATGAATTACAGGAGGAACCAAAACCCGGCTGGGTGCATTGGTTCTTTTCTTTTGTCCATAACCTGGGCCTGAGTAAGGAGAAGCTGGACCAGATTATGACGAACACGCCCAAAGGAACGAAAATCTGGAAGAATAAGATTCAAGGCCTGCGTGGTAAGGCAACCGGCCTTATTTTCTCCAACTTTGAGCGGTCTAAGCATGTCATCACAGTCCAGCAGGCCAAGACACTGAAATTCAAGAAGTTCACAGCGGCCCTGGATACGTCTTATTCTAGCAAGTCCCCGGATACCATAGCCATGATATTCCAGGGGATTACAGAAGATAGGAAGCTTGTTACCCTGGCCGAGAAGGTCTATAACAACGCCAAACTGGATGTCCCGCTGGCCCCCAGTGATACAGCGGTTAAGTTTGTGTCTTTCCTGGAGCAGTGCCGCAAGGACTGGGGTTTTGCCAAGGATGTGTATATAGACAATGCGGACCAGGCAACCATCACAGAGCTACGCAAGTATAGGCGGCTTAAAGGCTGCCTGTATAATTTTTATGATTCATATAAGCGACCGGAGGTTCTGGACCGTATCAACCTGCAGCTGGGCTGGATACAACAGGGCTGTTACCTGGTGGTGGATACCTGCGTGGAACATCTATCCGAACTGGATCGGTACAGCTGGGATGACGAGAAGGACAAGCCGGAGGACAGGAACGACCATACCATTAATGCCAATCAGTATGCATGGATACCATACCGGAACCTGATTGGATTCGAGGAGGCTGAGAAGAAATGAGGTGGCTGAACAACATGAATGAGACAATCAAGAGGGGCATTCGCAGCTGGCTGAATGTGGTACCGGCCAGCGAGAACTGTATACAGATTAACGAGGTCCTGGACTTCGAGACCAATGCCATCCGGAATCGCATCTGGTACCGTGGTGATGGTAACGAGCTGGAGCAGATGTACCAGCAGGCTCCAGAGTACGCTGACAGATACAAGTTCTGGGCCAGCAGGTGTACACCGGGTATGGAGATGCGTAAGATACATACCGGCCTGCCCGGGCTGATTATCCGTATCCTGTCAGGCATTGTCCTGGATGACATGAATGATTTTGATTTTGCAGGTAACGACCAGCAGCGGCAGCTGTGGGAGGACATTGCAAAGGATAATAAGTTCACTCGTAAGCTGGAGAAGGCCTTGAAGGAGGTCCTGTACATCGGGGACGGCGCCTTCAAGGTCACGGTTGACACGACCGTCAGTGAGTATCCAATCCTGGAGTGGTATCCAGGGGAGCGGGTTGAGATTGTCCGGAACCGGGACCGTGTGAAGGAAGTTGTGTTCAAGACGCCATATAAGGCCGGGTATCAACAGTATGTCCTGTATGAGCACTATGGATATGGCTACATCAAGAATGAGCTATGCAAGGGGAATACACAGGTGTCCCTGAACGCCATCGATGCCACCAAGGGCATAAAGGATACGAAGTTTGATGATACAGTCATGCTGGCCGTGCCCTTGCAGGTCTATGAGTCCACCAAGTATGAAGGACGCGGTGGTAGTATTTTTGATGGTAAGCTGGACAGTTTTGATGCCTTTGACGAGGCCTGGTCCCAGTGGATGGATGCGCTGCGTGCTGGTCGGGCCAAGACGTACATACCGGACTGCCTGGTGCCACACGACCCGGAGACAGGGAAGGTCATCCGGCCGAACCCATTTGACGACCGATATTTTGCTTCTGATAATGATATGTCAGAGAATGCAGATAACAAGGTCAATGTGGTGCAGCCAACTATCCCCCACGATAGTTATCTGGCGTCCTATTGTACAGCTTTGGACCTGTGCCTGCAGGGCGTTATCAGCCCATCCACTCTGGGGATTGATGTCAAGAAGCTGGACAACGCCGAAGCGCAGCGCGAAAAGGAAAAAGCTACCCTGTACACCCGGAATGCTATTGTGGAGGCTCTGCAGGAGACTCTTCCGGAGCTGGTCAGCGCGGCAATCAACGCCTACAATATCCTGAACGGCAAAGGGGTAGAGGAAGTCAAAGTAGACATCCCCTTTGGTGAGTATGCAAATCCGTCCTTTGAGAGCCAGGTGGAGACACTGGCCAAGGCCCGGCCTGGTGCCCCAATGATGAGCGTTGAGGCCCAGGTAGAGGAGTTGTATGGGGATACCAAGGACGAGAAGTGGAAGCAGGAGGAGACAGCACGGCTGAAAGAGGAGCAGGGGATTGCGAAAGTGGAAGAACCCGGAATCAATACGGCTGCTGGCAGTTTTCGACTTAACATGAAGGGAGGAAAGCCAGATGAAGGTCAAGGTAATGAACCGTCTGTACCAGATGAGCCAGAAGGAGTACCAGGGGATGCTGAAGCTGGCAAGTGAGCAGGTGCCGTTCGGGTTATACGCCATTGAGAAGCAGGGATATGCAGAGCTGCGCTGTGATAAGTGTAGCAGCGTCACACAGCTTAAGAGTCTGACACGGCAGTTTAAGGCGCAGGGGTTCAAGGTGCATGCAAATGGGAGGTGATGCCGTTGACAGAGTACGATATCGGCGCCGCTTTCAAAGCCATAGAGGATGAGCTGATTGCCTCCATGATTCGCAACATGGACCGGCACCGGGCCGAAGAGACCAAAGAGGGCATTGAGTGGTCCATGTGGCAGGCTGAGCAGTTGAAAGCCCTGGAGAAGTACAAGAGGGACAACCAGCGCTTTAAGGGCCGATTCCAGGACCTCAACAAAGAAATGGGGGAGCTGATACGGATATCCAGGCAGCGCGGTAATATGCAGCAGGAAGTCAAGATACTCGATGCCATCCGGAAAGGTTTTCCTGCTAAGAAAATCAGTCAAGGCGTCACGGCAGAGTTTTTCCGGCTCAATGACCGAAAATTGGAGGCCTTGGTTAAGGCAACCACCAATGATATGCAGCAGGCAGAAACAGCCGTCCTTCGCATGGCCAACGACCAATACCGAAAGGCTATCTTTAATGCTCAGGTGTATGTCAATTCCGGCGCCGGTACCTATGAAAAAGCCGTGGATATGGCCACCAAGGATATGCTCTCACGGGGCCTTAACTGTGTGGAGTATGCCAATGGTGCCCGCCATACCCTATCAGATTATGCCGACATGGCCATCCGGACGGCCAGCAAGCGGGCTTACCTGCAGGGCGAGGGAGAGAAGCGGCAGGAATGGGGGATTACTACCGTGATTGTCAACAAGCGCGGGAACCCGTGTCCGAAGTGCCTGCCATTTGTTGGCAAGGTCCTGATTGATGATGTGTGGTCAGGTGGAAAGAAATCCGATGGGCCGTATCCCCTCATGAGCAAGGCCATAGCATCCGGACTGTATCATCCCAGGTGCAAGGACAGCCATACAACCTATTTCCCTGGCATCTCCACAGCAGACGATACCTGGAGTGAGAAGGAACTGGAGGCGGTCGGACAGGCCAATAAACAGGAGGCCGGGCAGCAGTATGCATCAAGGCAGGCAGAAAGATATGGGCGGCTGGCTAAGTATTCATTGGATGAGGACAATAAAAAGCAGTACGGACAGAGGGCGAAGGAGTGGCAGGACATCCAGTTTAAGACTGGCGGCATGGGTAGGTCAGTGGATGTTACAGAAGAATGGATAAAAGGGGCAACACCAAACTCGCATGAAATAGTTGATTTATCTGAATATACGTCAAATGGCACTACATATAAGGTTGATGGGAAGCATGTGTTGTTGGACTATTCAGACAAGGAGAAACAGGTTGCGCAGCTTTTGGAACGTGAACTTGGGGGCGAGATATCCATGGTTCCCAGGGTTTTGAATCCACCTGGAATATCAACGCCGGATTATATGTTCAGAGGAGAGGCATATGATTTAAAAGAATTGTCAGGGACAAGCAAAAATCTGGTTTATAATGTGATTTCAAAGAAAAAACGACAGGCGGGCAACTTTGTCCTGGATATTTCAAAATGTCCGTTGGATGAGGATGAGATATATAAACAGGTAGACGATATTTATTGGTCGAGACACACAGCCTTTGTGGATAAAATCATACTGATTAAGGATGACCAAATAAGAAAAATCTTAATCAGAAAAAATTAAAGAGAAACGATGGCCCAACCCAATAAGTGGGGGTCAGGTACCGTTCCTCTTTAAAAGATATCTTATCCATATTATACTACAATATGTTTAAGATGTCAAATTAGGCATAGTTCAACCCACCAGTCAATAAGGCCGGTGGTATTTTATTGTTGCGATATCGCAACGGAAAGAGAGGGAAACATATGAATTTTTTGGACGCACTGAATCAGATGAAAAAAGGTATCCCAATGAAACTCCCGTCCTGGGGAGGTTATTGGTGCTGGGACCCGAAGAAGGAAACCGTCGTCATGCACACAAAGGATAATCAGCGGCTTGATATTCGCGAAACACAAAGAGTGGAATATACATTGCGGAATGTGCTGTCGGATGAATGGGATGTCGCCAATGGGGAAAACACACCCATCTTGGGTGGAACTGCCACCTTTGGTTTCGGCGATGCCGTTAAATACATGAAACGCGGATTAAAAGTTAAAAGACAGGGATGGAATGGGAAAAATCAGTATATCGAACTGGCAACCAGTATCAGCTATAAAAATGCAGATGGCGAGATTGTAAACTGCACGCATGATGCCATCGGAAATAAAGCCATAGCGTTTGTTGGCACGAGCGGCGTACAGATGGGATGGCTGGCAAGTCAGGCAGATATGCTGGCGGAGGACTGGATGTTTGTTGACTGATAAGATTGAGGAGTAAGCACGCGGGACTATCCTGGGTGCTATTTTTACGCCCAAACACGAGCATGGCTTAAAACTGCTGCGTGGCCAGTGACACTGATGACAATAGATGAAACGAAAATCACAGGGTGACACCCTTAAAATGGAGGTATTGACGATGAGAGACATGTTACCAATGAACTTACAGTTATTTGCAGAGCCCGCAGGCGGGGCAGGCGGCGAGGGAGGGGGAGGGGCACAGACCCAGCAGCAGGGAGCCCAGGCCAGCCAGCAGGCGGCATCCCCAATAATTGATTATGCCAAAATCCAGCAGATGCTGGAGGGAACCCTGGCAGCTAAGGAGGACACGGCCCTGAAAGCCTACTTCAAGCAGCAGGGACTCAGCCAGGAAGAAGTAGAGCAGGCGATTGCTGCATTCAAGCAGCAGAAGGCGGCATCGCAACCAGATGTGGCTGCGTTACAGCAGCAGGCCACCCAAGCCCAGGCCCTCGCCCAACAGGCACAGATGCAGGCCGCGGCAACCATGGCCGCGGTATCCCTGGGAATTGACGCCAAGACAATCCCTTATGTCCTCAAGATGGCTGATTTAAGTCAGGTCATGGGACAGGATGGGAAAATCAATGATGAGGCACTTAAGGCAGCCCTGAACAAGGTGCTGGAGGACGTGCCAGCACTGAAACCCCAGGCACCAGGAACCACCGGATTCATCCAGGTGGGCGTAGCCAGTGGGCAGCAACAGACAGCCAATGAACCAATGACGCTGAAAGACGCTATTTCAGCAGCACTTAAAAAATAAGAAAAGAGGTATAGGATATGGCAGTAACATTAGCACAGGCAAAGCTTAAGACACAGGACAAATTGTCTATGGCGGTCATTGATGAATTCCGTAAGTCCAGTTTTTTAATGGATCATATGATTTTTGATGACTGCGTATCTCCTGTAGGTAGTGGGGCAACCATGACTTATGGGTATTACCGCGTGATCACACCATCTACAGCCAGCTTCCGCGCAGTTAATGCGGAATATACGGCGGACGAGGCCAAGAAACAGAAGTACACCACAGATATTAAGATTTTTGGAGGCGCATTCGAGATTGACCGTGTGATTGCGGATATGGGAGGCGTGGATGATGAGGTGACCTTCCAGATGCAGCAGAAGATAAAGTCTGCATCCGCACTGTTTTCAGAGACACTAATTATTGGTGATTCCAGAAAGAATGAAAAGAGTTTTGACGGTTTGGATGTGGCTGTAACTGGAAGCTCCACAGAGTACAAGCCCAGCGCGGCAATTGACCTTTCCACTACAGCCAAGGTGACCGAAAATTATCAGCTGTTTCTGGACCAGTTGGACGAGTTCCTGATGGGCCTGGACGGCAAGCCGGATTTTATTGGCGGTAATCTGAAATTGATTGCGAAAATTCGGGCATGCGCTCGCAGAGCCGGTATGTACCAGGTAACAAAGAATGATTTCGGCCAGCAGATTGAAAGCTACGGAGATATCCCACTGGTAGATTTCGGCGCAAAGAGCGGTTCCAACGATCCGATTGTATCCATCGATACGGCATCCGGCACAAAAGGAGAGACATCCCTGTATGCGGCAAGGATCGGGCTGGATGGATTCCACGCGGTTTCTCCTTCTGGAGGACTCCCTGTTAAGCAGTGGCTGCCGAAATTTGAGGAAGCCGGCGCGGTAAAGAAGGGTGAAGTAGAGATGCTGGCAACAGCGGCTCTTAAGGCAACCAAAGCGGCCGGTATTATGCGCAAAATCAAGGTGCAGTAAGGAGGAGCATTATGCCAAACGAAATGAAATATGGAAATGTGGATTGGCCTTCCGATTCCCCCATCAGCGGGGAGCGGCTGTCCACGTCCGGGGAATATACAGGACAACACAAAGGGGCCGTCATTCAGGATAGCCTTTATGACGCAGATAACGGGGCATATCTCAGAGCACGGGAGACAGTCCGGTATGGAACACTCACGCCAGATGCTGGGGATAGCAACTTCCCAGACAGACTTATTACTGTTGGATATACCGCCACGGGAGCAGTTAAGGAAATCTCCTTATCTGGAGTGACTTACAATACTAAAGACAAGGTATTTGAGAACGTCCCAAGCAAGACGGAATCATTTACATTTAAGGACGGGGAGACGCCTAAGACAGCAACTAATGTAGACGGTACATGGTCTGTTACATAGGAGGTGCCTTATGTCTTATGAACCCTATGTCACCTATGAGTACTACTGTGACGCATACAAGGGGAATGTAATCCCCATGGACGAGTTGGACAAGGCTCTTAAGCAGGCCAGCCGTCACATTGATTCCCTGACCTACAACCGCATTGTAGGTCGGGGATTTTCTAATCTGACGGCCTTTCAGCAGGAAACCATACAGGAAGTGGTCTGCCAGCAGGCGGACTTTGAGTATGAGAACACAGACGAGATAAACACCATCCTGCAGGGCTACAGCATCAATGGTGTGTCGGCACAGTTCGGCAGCAGCTGGAACGTATTTACAGACAAGGGTGTAGCCATGAAGCGCGATGTGTACGCCCTGCTGTCCCAGACGGGTCTGTGCTGCCGGTTAGCGAGGTGAGCCATGAAATACCCATGTTTAGTGCCAAAACGGCTATGCAGGACGGATATACACGTCCATCTGGAATCAGAGGATACAGACAACCGCGGCCATCCAGAGAAGGTAATGGACCTGGACCTGAAATGTAACTTCCAGGACCGGGCCAAGACCATTCTGACCGCAGAAAAGAAGCTGGTACAGATAACCGGTACAGCCCTGTTCCCCGGGGACATTGCCCCAGACTTCCCAACCTTAAGCGGAGGTACCGTAACTGTATTTGGAGAAGAGCGGAGGATTGAGCAGGGGATGAAGGCCAGGAACCCTGACGGGACAGTGAACTATTGCCAACTGGAGGTGGTTTGATGCAGGTTAAATCAACTGTAAAGATGAACTTCCCGCGGATTAAGCAGCTGACACAGGCAGCAGTGACCGCCCTGGAAATGACAGCGGAAGCCCTGCACACAGAGGTGGTGCAGGCGCAGGTAATGCCATTTGACACAGGCCACCTGGAGGAGGACAGCTTTTTTACGGATTGCAAAGAGTGCAGTCAAGGGAAAGCAACGCTGATGGTAAACACGCCCTACGCGCGGCGTCTGTACTATCATCCGGAATACAATTTCCAGACGGATGAAAATCCATTTGCCGGCGGCGAATGGTATGAACCGTGGTTGCCCGACGGCGTCAGCCAGGATTTTGCAAAGAACGCTTTTAAGCGGTTTTACAAGAAAGTAGGTGGCGTGTGATGCTGACACTGGATAATATCCGGGGATACATAGGAACCCTGGGGATTACGGATGACAGGAATGTCTATATCGGGAAACTGAACAACAAGAAGGACCATTCCATTGGCGTGTACCACCGCCAGGGCAGCGGCCCTCCCGTGATGGCGCTGGGTGGCCATGATTACAGCAGCTATGATGTCCGGCGCATATCACTGCTGGTCCATTGGGATAAGGATGTGCAGGCATCAGAACGGGCCGCCTATGAGTTATATGAGAAACTTAAAAACGTATCCAGCCTATCCATAGGGGATACACCCATCAACTGCATCATCCTCCAGGTCCCGGAACCGGTGGACGTGGGGACGGATGATAAGGGTGTCTACGAATATGTGATATGGCTGGAATTTGTATATCAGAGAAAGTGAGGTATAAGAGATGGAAGGTGTAGCAAAGGGAAAAGTGTATCCCGTGCATAACAATGTGTTTAAGTTTGGCACTGCGGGCCTTGAGAGTACAGATGAACAGATGGTGATGCCAGCCGATCTAGAGAACTTTGCACCATCCATAGACGGTACCGTTGAGGAGTGGTATTCCATGGATGCTGCCGGATGGGCCAAGGCTGCCATGACCGGTAAGAAACTTGGGTTCGGCTTCAAGGGAAAACGGTCGGTTGGGGACCCGGGGAATGATTATATTGCCGGCCTGGCGTGGAAGTTTGGACAGGACGTGATGACCAAGTTTGAGTGGACCATGGTCAGCGGAGCAAAGCTGGCCTGTAACGTAGTCATTAATGTGACGACGCCCGGAGGTGGTGACACGACAAAGATTGACGGTCTGGAGTTTGAGGTGACGGGTTATGGTAAGCCATCTTTCACTCCAGCGCAATCATCAACAGTATAAGGAGGGTTAGACAATGGCGAGAAAAGTAGATATCACGGATAAGCTGAGTTTTGAGGGAAACCCATCCCTTGTCATTAAGGGTGAGGTGCTGGAGGTCAATGCAGATGCCCCGACCATGCTTAAGGTCATGGGACTGATGTCGGCAGATGCCCCCGGAATGGATGAAGTTCTGCAGGCCTACAACCTGATGTTCCCCGAAGAGTCCAAGAAGAAGATTGAAAAGCTGAAAATCGGATTTAAGGATTTGGTTACAGTCATTATGGAATCCATACAGCTGATTACCGATGAGGTAGACAGCCCGGGAGAGCAGTGACCCGTACTACGATATGTTTGAGGACTGGGACCTGATAGTTTCCAGCTTCCTGTCGCAGTACGGGTTGCGTATACGAACGAAGGAATTTGAGTCAGTCTCTTGGGACGAGTTCAAGGCGCTGATTGCGGGCCTGTCCCCGGAGACTGCCTTGGGACGGGTGGTGGCCATCCGGTCAGAGACGGATAAGGACATTATCAAGCATTATACAAAGGACCAGCGCCGGATATATGATGACTGGCGTAACCGGGAAATGAAAGAAATGGATGAGAAAACCTTCGAGAAGGAAATGGCCAACCTGGAGAAGATGTTCGCGGCCATGTGTGGATAGGAGGTGGTACCGTGGCTGACAGCGTAGGCCAGATTGGCCTTGACCTTGTGGTCAACCAGAATCAATTCAAGCAGCAGATGGCGGGCATCCAGGGGCTGGCCAAAAAGGCAGGTGCCGCCCTGGCGGCGGCATTTGCGGTAAAAAAAATCATAGACTTCGGTGCAAAATGCATTGAATTGGGTTCCGACCTTTCGGAGGTCCAGAATGTGGTGGATGTCACATTCCCACGGATGTCCAAACAGGTGGATGACTTCGCTAATAATGCCATAACCTCTTTTGGTTTGTCAGAGACCATGGCCAAGAAGTTTACCGGCACCTTTGGCGCAATGGCCAAGGCTTTTGGCTTTGGTGAACAGGCAGCCTATGAGATGTCCACGACCTTGACTGGCCTGGCTGGTGATGTGGCATCCTTCTACAACATCAGTCAGGACGAGGCCTACACCAAATTAAAATCCGTATTCACGGGTGAGACGGAGACCCTTAAGGACCTGGGTATTGTCATGACCCAGAGCGCCCTGGACAGCTACGCCCTGGCGAACGGCTATGGCAAGGTAACGGCCAAGATGTCTGAGGCCGAGAAGGTGGCCCTGCGGTATAAGTTTGTGCAGGACCAGCTGTCCCTTGCGTCCGGGGACTTCATCCGGACGGCGGATGGCTGGGCAAACCAGGTACGTGTTCTGAAACTGCAATTTGACAGCCTTAAAGCCACAATCGGTCAGGGCCTTATAAATGTACTGACCCCGGTCATCCAGGTAATCAACCGCATCATCAGTAAGCTGATGAGCCTGGCCAATGCATTCAAGGCATTCACGGAGATGGTGACCGGTAAGAAGGGCGGGGGAGGCGCATCCGCGGCCACGGCTGGTATGGAAGCCATGGCCCAGTCTGCTGATAAAGCAGGGGCAGCCGCTGGAGGAGCAGGCAGCGCAGCCAAGAAGGCAGCCAAGGACATGAAGAGTGCCACCACAGGGATTGATGAGCTCAATATCATCAACCCGGAGACAGACTCCGGTAGCGGTGGTTCTGGAGGCGGTGCGGATGGTGGGTACTCTGCGGATGAGTTCGACATGGGCGAACTTGATACATCGGCCGTGGATGAGATGGACAGCAAGTATGCAGGGCTGATTGAAAAGGCAAAGGAACTCAAAAACCTATTCATGGCAGGGTTTAAGGTTGGATTTGGCGACACCAGCGTCCTGGACAGCATGAAAGAATCTATCCAAAGCATCAAGGATAGTCTGACGGAGATATTTACATCTCCAGAGGTGGAACAGGCTGCCAACCGGTTTGCCAATATCTTAGCTATTAACCTGGGTAAGATAGCCGGCTCTGCCGCCAGTATAGGAGCATCCATAGCAGATAATCTGCTGGGTGGAATCAGCCTGTTCCTACAGCAGAATAAGGACCGTGTCATTGAGTATATTGTGTCCATGTTTGATATTGGCTCACGCATCGCGGAGATAAGCGGGAATTTTTCCAAAGCACTTGCAACGGTATTTTCATCCCTCAGGAGTAACAGCGCGAAGCAGATTACAGCAGATATTATCGGAATATTTTCCGAGGCCTTCATGGGGGCCACGGAATTGGCTGGGACATTTGCGGCAGATGTGCTGGACACCATTACAGCCCCATTCGTAGAAAATGCGGATTATATCAGGACAACTCTGGAGGATACATTCAGCGCGGTTGAACCTATCTTTTCTACAATCAAAGATTTGGTTGCGGAGACTTTTGAAAAGATTGGCACAACATATGATGAACATGTGGCGCCAATGCTGGCAACCTTCAAACAAGGGTTCACGGAAATCGGAACACTGTTGCTTGATGTCTACAACACATATTTCCTTCCAGTATTGCAGAACCTGTCGGGCCGATTCGTTGAATTTAAGGACCAGTACCTGAGCCCGCTGATTGATAAGTTCCTGGAGTTTGGTGGAAAAGTAGCTGATGCGGTCACCAAATTGTGGACGGGAGTCATACAGCCATTCATTGAATGGTTCATAACCAACGTAGCGCCAGTCATAGCTGCATGTTTACAGGATGCCATTGACACATTCATCGGATTCTGGGAATCCGTTTCCGGCATCATAGAGGGATTGCTCACGGCGCTTGGTGGTGTGATTGACTTCATTGTCGGCGTGTTCACAGGTGATTGGAGCCTTGCCTGGGAAGGAATCAAGGAGATATTCTCCGGTATCTGGGAGGCATTGAAGGAGCTTGTATCTGGCGCCGTAACATTCATTCAAAATGTTGTTAACCTGGCCTGGACTGCTATATCCGGGGTAACCAGCACTATCTGGAACGGAATTAAGGCACTCCTGAATACCATCTGGAACTGGCTTAAGTCCTTGGCCAATGCATTATTTAATGCCATTAAGACATCCATCAGCACGGCCTGGGAGAATGTCAAGAGTAAGACATCCGAGATATGGGAATCCATTAAGGAATTCGTTTCAAACCTGTGGGATACCATTAAAACAGCTGTAGACGAGAAGTTCGCCGCCATGAAAGATGCAATTGCCGGCGTCTGGGATACGGTGAGAACCAAAACAAAAGAAACCTGGGATGGTATCTGGGCAGATATAAAGGGCATCATCAACATGATAATCAATGGCGTGGAGAACATGGCCAACAGGGTCATTGATGCAATTAATGCCATGATAAAGGCCGTGAATGATGTAGCCGATAAAGTACCTGGTATCGGAGCGGAACTTATACCTAAGATTCCAAACATACACCTCCCGCGTCTGGCCCAGGGCGGTTTCGTCCGCGCCAACACCCCGCAGCTTGCTATGATTGGTGACAACAGGCATTATGGTGAAATAGTGGCGCCTGAGGATAAGATGCAGGAAATGGTGGACCGGGCGGTGGCTTTAGCATCCCAAACAAGCAGTAATAACATGAGCGACTACTATTTGGAAATCATGGTGCAACTGCTCAGGAACATCATAGACCTGATTGAACGGATGGACTTGACGGTCAATATCGACATCCGGGAAATAAAGAAGAAATTGGTGGAGCTGGATAAGCGCAGCGGGTATACCCTGCGGCCAACGTAAGGAGGTGGAGTGGATTGCCAATCTATATCAACGGACATGAATACCCAAACTATGACCGGGGGCCGGGCCTTACCATTGCTACGAACGTGAACCAGGGCAAGAATGCCCTGGGGGAATTCGTGGGGCAGCGCGTGGGCCGTGACCAGGATAAGATTGACGGCTTACAGTGGTCCTATTTGGATGCGGCGACCTGGAGCAGCATCCTTAAAGAGTTTGAGGAGTTTGTGGTGACGGTCAAGTTTCCGGACATGAAAAACAACTGTTGGAAGACGGAGCGGATGTATCCGGGGAACCGGACGGCAAAAGTATGGGAGACCGGTCCGGATGGCCTGCCTACCATGTACAAGGACTGCAAGGTGAACCTGATAGACTGCGGGGTGATGGAATAATGCAGGCAGCCAGTAATGAATATAAGGACATGATGCGCAGGAAGTGGAGGAACCCGCTGTCCCACCTGCGTGTCACCATCGGCCTGATTAACCAGCAGGCACAGTCGTCCGCTTACATACCTGAGCCGGATGCATATACGTATTATTCCGACTTAATAATGCCAATGGACAATTATCAAGTGAAGGAACTGTATGCTGCCTGCGACCAGGACTACACCACGGTGGATGGCAGCATGTATTTCCTCCCCAGGGATGCAGCAGACGTGGTGCTCAACCAGGGAATCGTGACAGATGGCCTTCAGGGGGCAATTGAAATCCGGTTTCCTGTTCAATACGACATTAAGGGGTTGACCATAGAGTTTGGTAAGGCGTACCCTGTGGATTTCAGTATCATATCAGATGGCAATACCGTAGAAGTAACCGGGAATGCCAGCGGGCATTATGTAACGGAGGAGATATTTCCGGCTGCAACCTTCCTCCGTTTTGTGCCGTCTGTCATGGCCAATGGACAGAGCAGACTGCGCATTAACCAGATAACGATGGGTATAGGCATCTATTTTGACAGCAAAAAAATACTGTCTGCAACCAAAAAGGAACATATCAGCCCTATATCTGAGGAGTTGCCAACCATAGATTTTTCCATGACGGTGGATAATAAGGACCGAGTCTATGATGTGGAGAATGATGAGAGCACGGTCAACTTCCTGGAAACCGGACAACGAATCGAGGCGCTCTATGGCCAGGCCATGGATGATGGGACGATTGAGTGGATACCGGGAACGTCACTCGCACTGAAATCATGGTCAGCTGATGATACGGAGATGAGCTTCCAGGCATCCGACCGGTTTGACGGCATGGATGGTACCTATTACCGTGGCCAGTATCACCCGGATGGCATGAGCCTATATGACCTGGCCGTGGATGTAATGACAGATGCCCAAGTGGATTACCGGGACTACTGGATAGATCCATATCTTAAGAATGTTCTAGTGGTTAATCCGATGCCGGTGGTAGCGCATAAGGAAGCCCTGCAGCTGATTGCTAATGCCGGCCGGTGCATCCTCTATCTAGACCGCGCCGGGAAGATATTCCTGAAATCCAGTTTCGTGCCGGATATGGAAGCGGCTTCTGACGATGAGGCGTATTTCTCCAATGCCGCGGCGGTACTGGACCACACGGGGAAGGATGCGTATGCCTCGGCTGGTCAGGATCATACCGCTGCAGATGGGGCGGCGTACTTCCTTCCACGGCAGGCTGAGGGTACGACCTATCTTAATGTCGGCTATATATCGGATTCTGTGGCAGATGGTGAAGGAAGGTTCGCTGAAAACCCAACCATAAGCATAACCATGGAGGCAGCTTTTAAATGCTTTGGACTGACGCTGGAGTTTGGCAGGAACTGGCCGGATACGGTCGTGTTCCATACCTATAACAATGATGTGCCCGTGGAGGATTACGCTGTCTCAGGACTCAGTCAGACCCATGTGGTCAACCATGAGTTCCCGGAATTTGACCATCTTGTGCTGGAGTTTACCCAGGGGTGCCCAAATAACCGTGTGACCTTGGACAACATAACCTTCGGTGACAGCACGGATTATGTCCTGGAATATGGTGTGGAGCTGACCAAGACCCCAAAGGGCACGCAACTGACCAAGGTTAGGGAACTGCAGGTCGTATGCACCATATACAATCTCAGTACAGAGGATGCAAAGGAGCTGGCGAGGGAGACCATAAGTGTAACCGCTTTAGACAACCGATATACGTTTTATTTTTCTAATCCATCCTATGATTTAAAGACATACGTCCCGGTTTATGTGGAGGCAACCAATATGGTTCAGAATGGGTCTTTTGATACCGGCGTGACCGGATGGCTCAACGCACAGTATGACGCAGCCAGAAAATGCACATACGTTGTCTCGGAAGATGGAAACGCAGTCCACATAGTACAAACTGTGCAGATGATATCCGGACATAAATATTACTTGCGGGGGAATTTCATGCGGGAGGAATCACCCGGTGAGTATTCGGGAAATGATGAATGCGATTTGGTCAGGGCGATTGCCAATAGAGAATCATTTAATATTAATCTACGTCCAGAGACTATTGCGCCAGATGGAGTGTGGCATACCAAATCAGCCATTGACACGGTTGAGATAACAGGAGAGTGGGACCTAAGGATTTATACCTATGGAAACAAAAGGCTTTATACAGATTCACTTCTTTTGGTAGATTTGACAGCAGCTTGGGGAATCGGGAATGAACCGGATATAGAGTGGTGTGATAAGTTCATTGGCTATTTCACTGGTATTGCAAGTATTCCAAAATATGGGTGTGAGATTGTGGATAGTAGTGCCTATTACGCAACGGTGGAGCTTGCAGGAATCACAGGGCCGACAGAGGTGGTCGTGACAGGCAGGGAATATGTTACTACCCAGTCCAAGGTAAGCAGACAGCTAAATTCTACCGGCAGCCTGGAGGCGTGGAACAATCCGCTTGTGTCCGACACGGTCCATGCCGCGAACCTGGCGGATTGGATTGGGGACTACATGAAATCAGACCGGGAATATGATCTGTCATACCGGGGAGAGCCACGGATTGATGCCAACGACATAGCATTCCTGGAAAATAAGTATGTGCCTGACCTGCTGATACGGGTAACGGACCATACCCTGAAATTTAATGGCGGGCTTAGCGGTACCATCAAGGCAAGGAGGGACATGAGTTATGTGGCAACAGCCAAAAACAGACTGGCAGGCCAGTGATTATTTTAATATCGGTGACTACAACCGCATCAAGGGCAACATCAATGAGATACGGACCCAGGCGCTTGCTCTGTGGCCGGACTTTAAGTTTGAGGAGATGGGAGAGGATAAGACCTATCAGGATTATGGGTTTTATGCCGATGAAATTAACCGCTTTGAGGCCAATATAGACCATGTCTGCGTAGGGACATTCCCCTTCGATGTAGGAGAAAGGCAGTTTTATCATGACAACGGCCCATTCATCGACTGGCAAGAGCTGAACCGTATTGAATCCGCCTGCCTGAAGATATACAGAAACATATTAGGAAGGGCCGAAGGAATCAGACGCCTGGCCTTCACGCTTAACGGAGGTGCATTTGAATGAGCTTAAAAACAGATTATAAGGACGACATCTTTGAGGGTTCCAGGATTTGGAGGATTGCCACCAATGGGGATGGTACCTGTACGATAACAGATGTCACTACATATACCCAGAAGGGGGATAAGTTTGGACAGAATGACATTAACGCTACGAATAGGGCAGTGAATGCCCTGAACCATGTTGTCCCCGTCACTCTCCCGGCATCTGGATGGAGCGCCGTGGCCCCATATACCCAGACTGTGATGGTGAAAGGGCTGACGGCGGCGGACAACCCACTGCTGGTAAAGGTGATTGCAGGCGGGGCGACTCCGGAGCAGGTCAAGGCATATAACAAGGCGTTTGGGATGATTGATGACGGGGACACGGCAGATGGACAGGCAACATTTAAATGCTATAGCAAGAAGCCCACGATTGATATAATTGTGGGTTTAAAAGGAGTGTGAGGAAGATGGGAGAAATATTGATAACAGGTGGGAGCGGAGGCGGAACCGGAAGCGATGAGTGCACAGCCACGCTGGACCATGTACTTGCAGGGGAGACTGCGGTCACATCGGACAGTAATGACGATCCAGGCGTTGGACGAATGAAAGTGAACAGTATACTGTCTTTTAACGTAGCCGCCTATTCTGGTCGCAGGGTACTAGCAAAGTGGCAGAATCCAAAGGCGGCGGCAGGGAAACCTTACAGTGGGGTTTACATCCGCTATAGTACCAGTGGATATCCGGGGAAGGCTGGAGGCATGCAAATATATAAAGGAGCGGGAAATAATACTGCTTCTGGCGCCTGGTCACAGCAATATCTTGACATGCCAAATCTTAACGAAACTTACTATTTCAGCACATATCCGTATGTTACATGTAGCGCAGGCGAATTGACAGGTGAGGTAATTAATGCAATTGTCAGAACCGCAGGTAGTTTCATAGCTACTATCACCAATACCAAAAACTATACAATTCCAGAGGGCTATACCATGGCAGATATTTTCTGTGTAGGCGGCGGCGGTGGCGGTGGCGGTGGCTACTGGTTTACTAAAGAACAGTATCAGAATGGCGGTGGAGGTGGTGCTGGTGGATATACCGCCACAGCTTCTAACATTGGCGTAGCAGCTGGACAGATATTAAGTTGCTCTATTGGTGGTGGTGGCAGAGGAAATTCTTCTCTAAGCGGTACCGGTGGTACTGGCGGAACCACTTCTGTTTCTAGAGATGGGGTTGTCTTATGTACAGCCAATGGCGGTAATGGTGGTTATGGTGCTAATAGCGGCAATGGTGGTAAAGGAGGTTCTAATGGCGGCGATGGTGGCTATAATGATATGGACTCAAGACCAATCATAAGAGCTGGTGATAATGGGTATAGCGATGGTCGTGGCACTGGAAGTCAAGGACGTACCACAAGAGCATGGAGTGAGCCTAGTGGCACATTGTATGCTGGCGGTGGCGGTGGCGGAGGGGTAAGTAAATCTAACCCTGGCGCTGGTGGCGCTGGCGGTGGTGGAGCCGGAGGAATGAATGATGGCAATCCAGGTTCGGCCAATACCGGAGGTGGCGGTGGCGGTGGCGGTGGAACCATATATGGAACCGGTGTTGGCGGTGGCACCGGCGGCTCAGGAGTTATTTTAATCAGATTAAAATAGGAGGATTAAGATGGTAGCACACGAAGTATTCGCAATGATATTTGACGAAACGGTACAGAATGTGGTGGTAGGACAATATGAAGAAACCAACCGAGTAGCACGGTGCGCATATGGTGACGATGCCTTTGCGGTGGATTGCATGCAATATCCCTGTGAGATAGGGGACAGGTACATAAACGGCGTGTTTTATAAATCTGATGGGATAACACCAATCGACAGATTACCAACTGATAAGGAAGAGATTCAGCAGTTGAAAGCAGACAATGCTCAGCTTACAGTAGCTATGGCAGATATGATAGGAGGTGCAATGTAATGTTATCCAACATACAGCGTAACATCATTATCCGGGCCTTACAGATTCGGAAGAATCAGGGGGAGGAACCGGCAGACATCCTGGAGGGTTACAAGAACCTGACAGAGGACGAGAAGTCAGAGATATTGGTAGTGCTTAAAGAATAGGAAAGGTGAGGTTAATGAAGATGAAGAAAGATATTGTATGTGCCATTATGGGAATGGCAGCGGCGGCAGGAGTAAAGCTTTTTGGGGGCTGGACCCCGACATTAAATATTGTATTAATCCTCATGGGGATTGACTTGGCAGCAG